CAACTAGCTATATAAGTAGTGGAATAGGTAGACGCTTACGGCACTAAGGTCATGGTTCGAATCCGTCGTGCATGGAGACCATGTGATATGCAAATCAACCTTGTATAGCCAATAGCTAGTGTAGTTCTCAAAATAGGTCTATTACCACAAGGTAACCACTATCGTAACCTGCACTAGCTACCAGTTATGTGGTTAATAATGTCAACTAAACCACTGGTTTTGTGGACATAAGAAAAGGAGATGTCAACTAAATATGTTTTTAATCATTGCAACAAAAATTATCGAACAGGCTTTTAATATCCAGTCAAAAGGCATAGCTTTAGCTCTGGTTGCGACATTCGCGCTATTTGAGTTGTTTGTAGAACAAGTATTCATTGCGTTTTTGCTATATGAGAAGTTTATTGACGAAGAAAGGAAATTACATTGATGAAACAAAATGACCAAAAAATAATCGTTATACACGAAACAATTATTGAATCTATTATCAAAGACGCTGTCACATTTTTAATGTTTGCAAGTTTGCTGTATTTTAATCATAAAGTATTAGCTGGCTCAACCGTTGTTGACGCATTGTTCATCTTTATGGTAATTGCATTTATTCAAGCAAAAGGCAGTAAGAAGTTTTGTTTCTGCACACCAAAAGAAGCAATTAAGTTTTTAAAGGAGCAATATGATGACTAATTACATCACAACAGAAGAATGGGAACAAGAAGTTCAAAAACTAGGATTTATTATTACTACAGAAGAAAAATTATATGTAATTAGGTATAAATTGTATGTTGTCGCTATTAGTTTTCGTCAAACTATGTTTGCATTTAGAATCAATATTTTGCCATTTATGAAGTTACCAAAAACAATGCAAGAAGAACTCTACAACTTGCTTGACCGCTACGCTCGAACACCCATGGATAAGCGTGAGCCAGAAAAGAAATACCGATTGAGGTTAGATATTGACGACAAAATTAATATGTTAAACGGTGGGTATCGATATCTTGTTCTGTCTAAGAGCGGCTCTTATTATCTATCATCATCAGATTTAAGCGAAATGAAACGAGGTCTTTATAAAATCACATTCACTCAATCAGAAATTGACGAAATGGGTGATATCACTCGTGGATTTGTGAAGGAAGAAGTGAATGAATAGAAGGTTCGAAGACACGGTTATTGGGACAGTAATTATATTGACGATTGGGATTGTCGGGCTATTGTTTTTTACATTTTTTTTGATGGTGGGCACGTTAACTACAAGCATTGATTATTTAAATAAAGAAGCACGCTGTAAATCTCTGAGAGGGGAGTTTGAAGGCAAAAGTCAAAAATGCTATAAGGCTAGAGAGGAAGTAAATGAGTAAAATTAAAGATTCTCTGATAGAAATGCACCAAACAGGTTTGTTAAGTGACATTAGCATTATGTTTTTCACAATAGCAATGACTATATTATCAGTTATACTGCTAGCTTCGGTGCTTGGCGATAATAATGAACTGGCAAGATGTAAATCGCTTGGTGGCAATTATGGCAAAAATAAATGTTATGTGAAAGGAGAGGAAAAATGAGTAAATTAAAACTTAATGATGTCGTGCAATTCAACGAAAATCATAAGTGGTGTGGGGCTTTAGGCATCGTGAGCGAAATCAAAGAGCTAGAAAAAGATGTGAAATATCTAATCGGAGTGCCAATTCCAAATTCTGATGCTACTAGCACTGCTTATATCTTTGTTATGCAGAGCGAAATGGCATTGGAGAGGATTGGCGTGGCAGAGTTTACACTTTGTGAAGATTAAAGATTGGCTATTTTATTTATATAAACAAATCTGTTATAATGTCTGAGCTCCATTTAACCGATGTAGCGTGACAGCTAAGATCTTGTCTTAGCTGTTTTTTTGTTTAAAAACCTGTGGAAAACTATAAAAATCTTTATAAAAAAGTCTTGACTATAGCAAGCAGGTTCGCTATAATGTAAACAGTTAGAAATAACTACATCGGTTAAAACAATAAAATAAGGAGTAACTATGGCAGGCTTTAAGCACAAGAATTTCAAGAAAATTAAAAAAGAGATACACAAGCTGTTTAAAAAACATAGCGTTAAAGTGGAGGACGATTATTTTGAAGTCAAGATAACGCCTATGTTTTATGATGAAGGCGTTTACCATCCTATCAATTCCGCTGCATTTAGTATTGATTATAATGGTGTGTGCACGAACATATAACTGAAGACGAACTTGGAAGTAGATATAATAAAATCGTAGAAATCCTGAATAAATATGGTGACCGTGACATAATTAAAATGTCTAAACTTGAGTTTAGACTACAACAGCTTGTTTTTGAGGGTGTCGATGACGATTGGGCTAGAATATCGTTTGGAAAAGTCGCAAAAACAAACGATCCAGACGAGAGTGACCAATGCGGAGACTATCGTGACATTGCGGATAATGGATTCCATTTCTATTATTATGATGACACAGCTTTTTATGATAGTGATTATGATTTATTCATAATTAAAGATGATGGGAATGTCAAATTCACAGATGATTTTCATGATTTTATGGAAGTTTATCCGTTTGTGGCTGAAGATTTTATTAAGGAAATTGAAAAAGAATATGTTAAAAAGTAATATTCAACCTCACAGTCAATGAATGTATTAACATCGCCCTACTCTCAAGTGAGGCGGTTTTATTTTTATATCAAAACGTGATATAAAAATAGCATTACACGAATCAAACACAGGATTCGTGTTTTTTAATTGAAAAAATAACTTAAGGGCGGGAATGATTAGCGCTAGGCGAACAAACGATTTAACGATTTATTTTGTTGATAAGCGCACCATCTGTGTTAGACAAGGTGCAATATTTACTTATATTCATCGTTGGTTTCATTCGCAAAGAGGTTTCTACAAAAAGAAATTCCTACCATTTAGACAAGCGCTAAAATATAACAAAAATGTGAGTATGCAATATGTAGTACTAAATGCTGAAAAGTATGATCTTATGGTATATTCAACCACACGAAAACCCGATTTTATTATTAGCAAAACTAAAGTTAATTATCTACCATCAAATGGGAGGGATCGTCGTGAAAAGCATTAATAAGGAAAAGACATCTAAAGCAAAAGTAAATAAAAATACTAAAAAGAAAACAGTTAAAAAAAATGCTAGAATTACTACGAAAAGCGGACATAAGTTAACTCCTCAGCAGGAAATGTTTTGTCAGTTTTATGCTGGTGATCGTGAGTTTTTTGGTAATGGGGTTCAAAGCTACATTGAGGCTTATCAGCCAGATCAGTCAAAACCAAATTGGTATAGAACCGCTCGTTCAAGAGCTTCGGAGTTACTAACAAAGCCTAACATATTGGAGCGAATTGATGAAATTTTCGAAGCGCATGGACTTAATGATCAGTTTGTAGATAAACAGTTAGAAAAGCTAATCGTTCAAGATGCTGATTTTAGCACTAAAATGAAAGCCATCGCCGAATATAACAAGCTAAAAGCTCGTATTACCGAGAAGAAAGACATAACCAGTGGTGGTAAAAAACTAGATATGCCGGTTGCACTTGTGGAGTTTGTAGATGGTGATACCAAAGTCGCTTGTAAAACTACCAAGTGAGTTCAAACCACTTTTTGATAGCTGGTGGCGGCATGCAGTCATTGAGGGCGGGCGCTACTCATTAAAGAGTCACACAGTAGCTCGGTTTTTGTTATTGATAGCTCGAGCAAAGCGAGTTCGTATCGCCTGTTTGCGTCAGTTTCAAAACAATATTGGCGATTCATCATATCGCCTATTGATTGATTTAATTGAACAATACGGCTTTACAGATTACACTTGGACGAATGACACTATAACTAATACACGAACTGGTTCATCGTTTATATTTAAAGGCTTAGACCGTAACGTGGAAACTACTATTAAATCACTTGAGGGTGTCGATATTGCGTGGATTGACGAGGCTCAGACTATTACTCTAAAATCAATCCGTATTCTTAACCCAACCATTCGTAAAAAAGGTAGTAAGATTATTTGGACGCTTAACCGCTTAACCGACCTTGATCCTGTAATCTCCTACTTTATTACTGATCCGCCACGAAAAGATGTTTGGTATCTAGAAGTTGACTATCGGATCGCTCAGAAAAACGGCTGGCTTTCTGATGAAATACTTTACGAAATTGAACAGTGTAGGATTCATCACCCAGAAGACTATGCTCATGACTATTTAGGTAAAGCACTCGCTATTTCAGATAAAAACATTATTCAAGCCTCACAAGTCATTGAAGCAATGGGTAGAGAAGTTGACGACGAAGGCGCGGTTGAAGTTGGTGTGGATGTAGCTCGTCTTGGTGGTGACCGGACTGTGTTTGTGAAGCGAAAAGGGCTGAAGGAAATTGGACGAGCTTCGTTTAATAAAAAACGCACGACTGAAGTTTGTGATTTACTGGTCAATTTTATTGGTGCGGACAAAGATGTCCTAATTAAGATTGATGATACTGGCGTTGGAGGTGGTGTAACTGATGAGATGATTATCAGAGGCTACAATGTTATCCCGATTAACTTCGGAGCCAAAGCTTCAAATCCCGATAAGTACCCAAATCTCATTTCAGAAGCTTGGTTTTATTTACAGTCGATTATCGACCAAATATCAATTGTCAACGACAAAGATTTATTAGTGGAGCTATCAAACCGTGAGTGGAAAATGGATAGCAAAGGGCGTAGAGGTGTTGAGAGCAAGGATGATTATAAAAAACGAGGTTTTCGCTCGCCTGACTTAGCCGATGCGACAATTCTCTGTTTTTATACCCCGCCAAAACCACCAAAGATAGAATATGCTGGCGTGCGTTAGCTAGTTTTGCCACACCTCCTAAAATTAGAATGAGAAGTAATTATGCATAAAATTAAAGAAAATCTTTTAGAAATATACACTATTGCCGTTTTGTTTATCGGCATTCCATTGTCTGCTTGGTCATTTTGGGGCGTAAAAGTTGCTTTTGCGGTATTTTTATTCGTACAAACGCCATTTTTGCTATTTGCAATTAAAAACGGAGGTCAAAAATAATGTCTATCTTAAAATCAGCTCTTGGTGTTAGAGAACAAATTAATAAATCAATCGATAAGCAACTTAGTCGTTCCATTGGTCTGAATGCGCTTATGAACTATTATCATGACAAGTCTTATGATAATGTCTACCCTAACGTTACTAAGGTTGCTAATGCTTTCATGACAATTAAGCCCTATGCTATTGACTCTAACGGTAAGCCGCTAAAGCAAGCTAACGTTATCGATAAGCTTTACCATCCAAATCAGGAGATGAGTTCAGTCAGTTTTCGTGAAACACTGGCTGTTATGGCCTTAGTGCATCCAAAAGTTTATATTTTGGTTTGGCATCGTCATAAAGGCGAGCCTATCCATGGTTCTGGCGCTACTGAGTCTAATATCGCAGGATTTACTTTTTTAGAAAATGTTTCTGTTGAGAAGACTGATGGTGTGAAGCGTTATCGTGTAGGTGGCAAGGTCTACACAACAGATGAAATTATAGAAATCACTTCAGGCGTTAACCCATATAAACTATCGTCTGGATACTCGCCTTCAATCGCCGCTCAAAAATGGGCAAAAGTTGATGATTATATTGCTGATTATCAGCAAGGACTATTCAATAATGGAGCAGTTCCGTCTGGGCAGTTTATTATAACCGCATCTAGTGCGATTGAGTTTAATGATATCGTCAATAAGATGGAAGCTAAACATCGTGGTGCTGGTAATAACAACAAGGTTGACTATGTGCATCGCCCTATTGATCCTGAAAGTGGTAAGCCAGTTGACGCTCAAGTGCAATGGGTACCGTTTGCTCAAACTAATCGTGATATGCAGTTAGGTGAATTATTTAATCAGGCAAATAAGAAACTTGATTTAACTTATGGAGTACCGGCCGAAATTAAAGGATTTTTGCAAAATAGTAATTACGCTAGCGTTGCCGTTGCTGAGAAAATCTTCATTGCTTATGTTGTCAAGCCATTTGCAACTAAAATCTGGATGAATTTCACTAACGAGCTAAATCGTATTACTGGTGGTCTAGGGTACGCAATTAATTTTGACCTGGAGATACCAAGCGTTGCTGACGAAGACAGGGTTCGAGCTGAAACTAAAAGTACTGAGGTTGACTTGATTTTGCGCTTGTTAGACGAAGGCTATTCACTTAACAGCATTGTTGACGCCTGTAGGTTATCTAATGCCTATAAATTATTGAAAGTGAGCAAAGAGGCACCGGCAATTGTGAATGATAAGCCTGATGTTGATACTGGGGATGAAGTTCAAGATTCACCAAGTTCAGACCAGGATCAAAATTCTAAAAAAAAAGATATAGTTCACACTGCAACATGTAATTGCGAGCACTGCCAGCATCATCACAACCATAAATCTAAAGATGTTCATAAAATTACCGATAACTATATTGATTTATTAGCTCAACCAACGCGCGATTTTATGAATAATCAAATTGAGAGAGCAATTGACGAGGTAGCTATTGTCGAGAATTCCAAATCGGCTACTAATCCCGAAAAGAAAAACAAAGCCGATAAAAAAGAGCGTGACCGCTGGTATAAAGCAATGATGGCTTTGTTATTAGCTCTCATGTTGGAATCTGGCCAAGATGAGCGTAATAACATCAAATCAACTTTATTAGCTGCCGGAATTAGTATCGAACTGCCAAAATATGAGATTAACGAGCTATTAAAGACTAGTTATGGTCAAACCTTGCGTTATGTCGCACGATCTTACCAACAAGACACTGCTGAATCAATTCGCAAAGTACTGTCTGGAGCGCAAGTTAGTGGATTAACTAGACAAGAACTAATTGATAAGCTTCGTGACATTATGAACACCGATGAGTGGCGTGTTCAGCGCTTGGCTAATTCAGAAGCTCATCGAGCTTCCAGTATGGCCGCACTTGACTCAATGAAGGCGGTCGAAAAAATAACTGGTAGAAAATTCTTAAAACGTTGGGTCACCCGTCAAGATAATAAAGTGTGTCCGATTTGCGCTAAATTGCATGATAAAACTCTTCCGCTAGATAAAGCCTTTGTAAACGAAGGTGGCACGCTTGATTTAGATAATGGCCAGGTGTTTGAGAATAAGTGGATAGCAATGACAGTGGCTCAGGCTCACCCAAACTGTCGCTGCAAAATCGAGTATATTTTAGTAGACAAAGCAACTGATGAAGATTTTCACTTTACTGAATATGATATTTTACCGAAAGACCAGCGTCAATCATTTTTTGAAGATGACATTAAAAATTATAGGTTTAATGAATTACCTGTATTAAATAAAAGTGAACAACAGGCAGCTAAGGTCCTAGCTCGTGAACTTAGTCAAAAGGTTTATGCTATGCCAGAGGTGACTAATCCCAAAGGTGTTGGCATGCCTGATTTTGCAGTTGGAGATGAGTTATGGGAGGCAAAAGAAATATCATCACTAAAGTCGATTAGACGTAATGTTCATACAGCTAAAAACCAATTAGCAAATCGTTCTGGTGGAATTGTTCTTGACGCAACTTCATCTAATTTAGAAACGAAACAAATTATCGAGGAAATTGCTAAGCGAGCTAAATTAGATAATATTAACAATTTGATTGTCTTTCAGAACGATGATGTTATTTTTAAACAACAAAAATAAGGCTGTTACACAGCTCCCTGAGGTATCCACCTCACGAAGGGTAACAACCTTACACTATTAAACTATCATAAATGAGGTAAAAAGTCAATGAAAGTCTATTGTAAACACTGTAAAAGATTTCTATTTGAAACAGCTGGTACAACTCTGATTCAAGGTTTAGTTTGTCCTAATTCTAAGTGCAAAGCGCGACTGAATATTAAGGTGATTACTAATGATAGTTCTGAGGCTGATAAATTACTGCAGATTAACAAAATTGAAGTGCCACCTAAAAAATCTTAACTTGCCACACCTCCTAAAATTAAAATATTTAATAACAAGCCAATGCTCACTTTATGAGCGGTAAGTTAAGAAAGGATTAATAATGGATAAGCAAACTATTCATATCAAGAATAAACAAGTCTCACCCATTTTTAATAGTTCCATTAAAAGTAAAGATATTGATTCAGAACGTCGAATCATTTTTGTAGCGTCGTCATCAAAACAAGATCGACACTACGAGACTGTTGATGTTGCAAGCCTAAAACTACCGTTAAAGGGTGGTGGCTTTGTGACTGTAGGCTCAATTCAGGAAGGTGGCATTGATTTAGTAGATGTACCATTAATGCTTAACCACTCGTTTGACGTTACTGATGTAATTGGATCAGTTCGTAGAGCCTACTATGAGAACGAAGAGTTAATCTTTGAGTGTGGCATTTCTGAGCGCGACGTAGCGCAAGATGTGTTGAAGTTACTCGAAGAAGGACACTTGTCAAACTCATTTTCTATTACGATGGCTGACTATGATTACAACTTTGAAAGTGAAACAATCTCTAATGCTGAGGTAGTTGAGGTATCAGTAGTTTATCGCGCAGCCAACAAGGAAGCACGTATCGTTACTGTTAAATCAATTATAAAGGAGCAAGAAATGGAAAAAGACCAAAAAATTGCTGAGCTTGAAAAACAATTAGCTGAGTCTGAGCAAAGCAAAGCTGACTTAGAAGCTAAATTGCAAGAGCAAAGCGAAAAAACAGATACCTCTAAGAGTGAGGAGACTGAAAAACAAGAAGATAACCAAGAAAATAAGGAGAAAAAAATGGATAAAGATGAAATTAAAAAACAAGTGAAAGACCCATCGCAAGAAGAGGTTTTGACTGCTACTACTGAAAAACAGTTAGATAAATACGATTTTACTGCCAAACAGTTCATGGCTTTTGTGCAAAAAGATGCTAAGACTTTGGCTGAGTTGAACAAACAAGCCGTTGCAAGCTATGGACAACATGGAGTTAAAATCAAGGGTAATTTAATGACCGCTGGAGCTGTCGAAGATGGTGGGGCTATCGTTCCGTCAGCTGAGTTAATGAAAGATGTGTTTACCACTCTTGAAACAATCTCAAGTGTCGCTGGTGATTTAAGAGTTGTTACTCTGGAATCTGGTAACAGCATTTCATACGCATCATTGCTCAACGATGTTATCATCAAAGAGGTTGATGCCGAAGGTGGTAAAAAAGCTGCAACTAAGCTTAAATTTGCTAAAGGTAACTTAGCTTTGCGTGAATTTGCTGGTATTGCCGTATTAACTAAGAAATTAGTGCGTCAAGCAGCTATCAATATTTACGACATTTTGGTAGAGTCATTTGCTCGCGCAATTGCTAACAAACGTGCCAGTATGGCTTTAACTGATGCTAAAAGCGGACTTTATAAAACCACTGGCGTAACTAAGCTTGAGACCGCTGCTGACATTCCTACCTGGGATGAAGTGCGATCAATGCCATATAAAGTTGCAGCTGCTGCAGCTCGAGGTGCTAAATATTACATTTCACGCCAATTGCTTGAAGTTCTTGATACAAATACTAAAGACAAAAACGGTCGCGATTTGGAAGTTGTTAAACTTAATGGTGACGGCTTAAGTGGCACCTTTAAGAACGGATTTCCATTTGTCGTGGAAGATGTGCTTGGTGATGATAAAAATCACGCTGTGTTCGGAAATATGTCAACTTATGGTGTTTTGTTGCGTCAAGGCAATGTTGAATCTGAAACCTTTGACGCTGGTGAAGTCGAAGATGAGGGCAGCATAAAACATAACTTATTACAAGAAAACAAAATGGCACACCGTTTGGCATTCTACGAAAACGTTGGATACCCAATCCCAAGTGCTTTCGTAATAACTGTTAACGAACAATAACCCGCATAAAGGAGCGATTGAAGATGATTAATCAAGAAAAGATTGAAAAACTGCTCGGTCGCTCCTTGACCGACTCTGAAAAAAATGGTTTCAGCATGTTTTTAGCAGTGAGTATTGCAAAATTGGAACAAATAATTGGCTCACCTATCAAACCAGTTACTGAAAAGCGTTTTTTTACAGCTCGAAGTGGTTATAGGACGGTTTATACCGATATTTTTCGTAAATTAAAATCAATAAAAAAGGCTGATGGCGCCACAGTAAAGGCTGTACCATCATGTAATGGAAAATTGTCAACCAGCTGGTTCAATCAAGCTATACTCGATAAGCCAATGATTAATTGTAACTATCAAGCGACGAATTTAGAAATCGAAGCTGATTGGGGTTTTGAAGAGATTCCTGATGATTTAGCTCTTGTCTTGGCAATGATTTTTGACAATGTTGCTAATTCTAGTCGTGAATTAGCCGAATCAAAGGTCGAAAGTAAAAGAGTTGAGGACTTTAGTGTGACATTCGTTCAGAATAAGACGATTAATGATCATATTAGTAGTTTATTCGAAACAATCATCAATCACTACAAGTCGCAATTCAAGGGAGAGCTTCAGTAATGGACGTGTTTAGCTTATTTGTTGAAACACCGTTTGTATTTTTTGAGGTTAAGCGCGGTGGTGTAATGGATAACCAAATCATCAGTCGACGCAACCTTAAAGGTGTTTTTAAAATGCGTGATGGTATGACACAAGGTAGCCGTGAGGTTCATAAATCAGATGCAACACTTCATGTTCATCCAGAAGATTTTGATAATCAGCAATTAGTTGGCCATGGCGTTAACATTGATGGGGTTGATTATAAAATTATTGGGCAAACGAATGGTACTAATTTTAATACCGGCCGAGTTGAACATATTAGACTAACGCTTGAGAGGTCATTCTATGCCTAGGGTGATAAGTAATCAGTCTCAGTTCATTAAGAGTGAGACAAAACGCTTAAAACAAGCTGAGCGGTTAATAGCTAATACAATCAAAGCTCGCGCTGTAGTCTTAGCGCCTAAATTAACAGGCGCTTTACGAGCCAACGGACGAGTGCTGGTTGTAAATGGTGGGTTGCGTGTTAAATTTGGTGATGAAGATGTGCCATATGCTCGTCGTCGTCATTTTGAAAACAAAAAGAACCCTCAGACACTTAATTACCTACGAAGAGCTGGCGATTCAGTCATTAAAGAATCAATAAAGAGGTATGTGAAATGATTACCCTATCATTCTTAAAATTATTAGAGAATAACGGCCTAGGACGAATTGACGAGGATTTGTTTTGGCAGGATATGACTATTGATAAGGTAGGTGTTTATATTGCTGATATTGGCGATGGACTCGAGAAGGGTAAGCGCAAGAGCCAAAGTTTTGAGCTAATTGCTCGAGGTAGAAGTAAAACTGATGGCTATAAGCGCTTGAAAAAGATTATTGATTTTATGACAAAAACTGAAGTGATATGTGAAATGCCAAATTATCCACCAGTTTTTGATGAAAAATATCATAATGTGTCGGTCAAAGTAACTTCTACTATAACAACAGTCGGAAAAGATGATAATGACCGTATTATCTATTCGGCGCAAGGGCAAATAATTTATTAGAAGAAAAGGAGAATAATATGCCTGAAATGACAGATATTGTAATTTTAGGAGGGAAAGCCGAGTTAGCGATTGGTAATGTCGTAATTCCACCAGAAATGCTCGGTGACATTAAAGTTAGCTTTAAAGAAGGCAGTCGTGAATCAAAATCACTAGCCGGTGTGCGTAAGAAACCAAGTGGCACTTACGAGACTGCAGAAGTTAAAACGACTATCTTACTGCCAAGCATGGACTACCTTAAGACTTTTTGGGCTGGAGCATATAAACAGCCAACAAATGTCAAACAAAAGACTGGTCATGTGATTTTCGGCAGTAACACTTGCTCGTCACGTACCCCACTGCCAATCAATATTCACTATACTTGTCAGAAAACTGACGATAATGATATCCATATTTTTGCTGGATTAATCGACATGAGCCTTGATTTGGAATATAATGAATCTGACGATTTGAAATTTGAATTGATGATCTATGCTCAACCAACCTCCAACGGATACGTCCGATTTGGTACTGGAGATTTGGAGAAGCCATCAAAATATGATGCGTCCACTCAAAAAACCGTTGAAGTCACTGGCTAGAATTGTCATTAACAGATACTTATTAAAAACCACCCTTGAGAGAGTGGTTTTTATATTGCTCAACTTCCAATCAACCATAAAAACAAATCCACCTGATAAAAAGGTGGATTTGCCAAATATCTTTATATGATACATATTTATACTTACTTACTATGTGAAATATACTAAAAAAATGTAATAAAAGCAAGCTTATGTTAGTTTTCGTTACTTGCTACAATTTCGCTGACAATTTGTCTTTTGCCAGATTTAATCTCTTCAACCATCGACATCAACATCATATTGACAAGCGTGTTAACACTGATGTCATGTTTTTTTGATAATTTCTCTAAATCCTCCTTTATCGATTCGTGCATGCGAATTGATACTGGTTTTTTTGATTGCATATAGCGTTTGCCTTCCTTGTTTTTCGTTCTTTCTTTCCCCTTGTTACCCCGAACAGATAAGCAATTTTACATCATAACCCTCCTAATTGTGTAGATAATTGAACGGCCATGTTGGCTTTCAATATCTATTTTAATTTTATCGACCATATTTTTGGTCACCTCCTCCCTGGTGCCGGAGAACCATACTGCATATAGCTCGACAGCATCTTTAGTAAATTCAATTTTGAAATCTTTGAAGCTTCGGCTATTAAAGTATGTTTTAAGTAAGTCGGTTTTGCCGTCTAATTGTTTGAGACGGACTAAAATATATCTCATAATAAGATATTTTATGATGTTAAAATTGCTATTGCTCGGGGCTATCAATTATTATAGCAAACCGTAATATTAAAGTCAATACATTTTAATATCAAAATAATTTGT